CACGCCCAATGGGCCCGGGATGAGCGGGAGAAGGCGGCGATGGCGGACCGTGCGGCGAGGAAGGCAGCCAAACAGGTCACCAGGCGCACGACGTTGCCCCTGGAGCGCGACGAGCAGGCCACCCTAGTCCGATGGCTCAAGGCGCACGGCGTTCGCTACAACGCCAACCTGGAGGGCGTAAACCGGCATTTCGCGGCCAGGTCGGCTGCTCTTCATGCCGGGATGCGTCGCGGCCGGCCGGACATCGAGGTGCTGAGCGTGCCGCCGCTTCGGCCGGACATTCGTGGCGTGGCCATCGAGTTGAAGCGCCGCAAGGGGCCTGGCTCGAGCCCCAGGGTGTCGCAGGAGCAGGTTGACCGGCTGGCGGAGTATCGGGAGGAGGGGTGGTTGGCTGAGGTGCACTACGGGGCGGATTCGGCGATTCGGTGGTTGGGGCAACTAGGATTCGGGCGATGAGCCCCTTCTCGTCGATGAAGGAGCAGGCCGCCGCCGTCCGGGCCAAGTTCAACCACGTGGTTGAACACGCCATCGCCAAGCACATGCTCTGGGCGCCCACCCTCGAGCACCATGGCGCCTTTCGGACCGACGTGGTGCTGAACGACGGCAGGGCCATCACGGTGCGTATCGACTTCGAGCAGGTCGACGATGACACCGTGAACGCCAAGATTGTCCGGGAGTGGCGGCGATGAGCTACCCAGCGATCACGGGATTGGTGCTGGGCGCCATGCTCTGGCTGCTGCTGCGCTGTGCCGACTGCGGCTGGCTTGGGCAGTTGGGGTTTGGGCGATGAGGGGATGGCTGCACATTCTCGGAGCGCTTGCCGTGATGGGGCTGCTGCTATTCGTCGCCGGCTGGTATAAGTGCACCGTCTACAGCCAGTGCCGCGACGCAGGCGGCGGCAAGCTGATGTGCTGGCACGTGGCGGGCAAGCGATGAGCGGCCACACCCCCGCCCAGTCCCTCGCCAAGTGGACCCACCGCCGCGACTACCTCACCAAGCAGATCGCCGCGGTCCAGGCCCGGCTCGACCGGGACACGAAGCTGCTGGCCGGGTACGAGCGGGCGTTGCCGGAGGCGCACAGCTACGTGGATAAGTGGACTAGGCGGACGGGAGGGAAGCCATGAGCTTTGACAGCATAACGACCCTCACCGAGGTCATAAAGCAGATCAAGGCGCGGGCAGGCGACCACTCCAGGCGCATCGCAGAGCTGGAGGCCGCGATCCAGGCATCCCTGGTCTGCGCCGAAGCGCAAGGCGATGCCATCAACCGACTGCAGGTCCAGGTAGAGACGCTCCTCGGGCTGATGGGACAGCGGTTCGCCGGAAGTGCTACAATGCCCGAGAAACCCTGAGGATGACGCATGTCTGACTACGCCAAGATCGAAGCCAAGCTGACCGTGTCGGAAGCGGCCAGCTACAGCCCCGTGCAAAAAGAAACGACCTTCGATGCGTACGAATCGGGAGCCGCGACGCTGCAGGCTGACGTGACCCAGATCAAGGCGCCGACGACTGGCATCCTCGTCGACCTGGTCAAATACGTGGCGATCACGAACATCCTGATCAAGAACAAGGATGCGACCAACTACGTCGAGGCAACGTTTCGCACGACCGGCGGCGCAGGTAATGACCAGGTGCTGCGTATCCCGGCTGGTGGCATCGTCATGCTGGGCTCGGCCATCACGGTGGCTAACGACCTGACCCTGACGGCAAACACGGCGGCCTGCTGGTGTGAGATTGGCATCATCGGGACGGCGGCCTAGCATGGTCGACTACGCACCACTCGAGCGCAACCGCTGGTTCACCGACCACGACGGTGCCCGCGCGACATCCAAGACCAACGACGAGATCGTTGAGGTGGTCTATGACCTCGGCGACCAGATCGGAGGTGACCTCATCAGCTCGGTTGCCTACGAAGACAGCGGCGTGACGCGGACCAACACCAGCAACACGACCAAGCGCATCACGACCAACGTCGCCGGGCTTGGGGAGTTTACGGCCACGGTGACGCTGTCGAGCGGGCGCAAGGTTGAGCGTACGTGGCGGTTCTACGGCAGCGACGGGGCGCGGGCGGGGGATTACCGATGAACGACCCCAATACACCGCCAGCGCCATCGGCAGCCATCAACGGCATCAGCCTCGACCGTGTCGCGCAGCTCGTCAGTGGCCAGGCCCCCATCGACGCAACGCGCGCCGAGTGGCTCATCGCCGACGACGTGCGGAAGTACGGCGCCAAGCTCGAGCGAGAGGGCTACATGCCGCAGTTTCGACGTCCGGCGATGATGCGGCGGATGGTGGAGTTGGCGCGAGAGTCGCCGGTGATTGAAGCCGTCAGGAGGCTCAACGAAAGGACCGCGGCAACTGTCCCATGCGAGCTCGACTGGCGCGCAGACCACAGAGAGAAACTGGTCGCCGCCCGGGCCGCTGTGCGTGCCGAATTGGACAGGCGCGGCGTAGAGCAGGACGGCGAGGAATGAAGCTCATCTGCATGCAGTGCGAGAAGGTCGCCGAGGCTTCGTCCGTCGCTTCCGCGGACGACCTTGAGGCGTGGGACGGCCTCCCTTCTGGCTGGCTGACCCGGCAGAAGTTCTTCTGCGGCGAACTCGAGAGCGATACGACGGTTTGCTCGGAGACGTGCGCGCGGGCCTTCGATGCAGCCGAGCGGGCGAAACAGGACGCCGATAGGGCCGAGTACGCGCGCCGCGAAGAGGCCGGCGAATTGACGACAATGGAGCGCTGGTCGGACCAGCTGCGGGCCGACATGCTTGAGCGCCTCGAGCAGGACTTACGGTTCTACAGCACGCAGCCCCTGTCGATGCACCCAGAGCGGATGCCAGAGCAGGATGGAGTGCACACATACCGTCCATGGAAGGACGGTGAGGAATGAGTCTGCCCCTCGACGACATGCTGGTAGAGTGGCGACGCCCACCGGAAGGCGAGCCGTGGCTGCTCATCGATGCGATGTGGAGCGACAATCGGCTAGCGCTCAGCCTCGCCGAGGCCCAGCTTCTCTGGGAAAAGCTCGGCGCAGCCCTGGCTGAGGAGTCGCGCAGGCTGGCGGGGAAGGACGGCGAGGAATGAGCGCCACCGACTGGCCGGAGTTGGACTACTACGTAGAGCGCGTGTGTGGTGCGCCGGAGCGGTACCGTATCGGTGCAGACGGGTTCACCAAATACGAGGAACTGGTGCTCACGCGAGGCGAGGCTGCGTCCATCCTCGACCAACTCGCCGAGGCTCTGGAGATGGAGCCGTTGCGGGTGGAGGAGGAGACGGCCCCATGAGCTTCGACGGTCCCAACGGCCCGAAAGGGCCCCATGCCGGCACGTTCAAGGCCGGCACGAGCGGCAACCCTGGCGGCTACTCGAAGGCCAAGCGGGCCGAACGGCGGGCGTTCAAAGAGGCGCTGGACAAGGCGTTCACCGCCGGCGAGGGCAGCGAGAGGGTCGACCTGTTGGTTGGCGCCCTGGTTCGCGGCGTCGAGGCCGGCGATCCGACGTGTACGCGGCTGGCGTGCGAGTACCGGTTCGGCAAGCCCACCGAGAGCGTCGAGGTGACGGACGGGGAGGGTGAGCCGCTGGGGCTGGTGGTGTCGTTTGTGAGGCCCACGGATGACGCCAAGGGCTGAGTTCCCAGACAAGCTGGCCTTCCTCTTCGAGCCGCACCGCTACAAGGTGGCGCACGGCGGACGAGGCGGGGCCAAGTCGTGGGGATTCGCCCGGGCCCTGCTCATCCTCGGCGCCCAGAGCCGCCTGCGCATCCTCTGTGCCCGCGAGCTCCAGAACAGTATCCAAGACAGCGTGCACAAGCTGCTCGCCGACCAGATCGACGCGCTCGGCCTGGGGTACTTCTACACGGTGCAGCAGGCGACGATACGCGGCCTGAACGGCTCCGAGTTCATCTTCTCGGGCCTGCGGTCCAACATCACCAAGGTCAAGTCGATGGAGAGCATCGACGTTTGCTGGGTCGAGGAAGCGCAGACCGTCTCTGACGCCAGCTGGGCGGTGCTCATCCCAACCATCCGCAAGGAGGGCAGCGAGATTTGGGTGAGCTTCAACCCCGACCAGGACACCGACCCCACCTACAAGCGCTTCATCGCCGACCCGCCGCCGGACGCCCATGTGGTGCAAATCGGCTGGCAGGACAACCCCTGGCTGCCCTCGCCGCTTCGGGCTGAGAAAGACTACCTGTACGCCACCGACCCCGAAGCCGCTGCCCATGTCTGGGGTGGCGGCACCCGCCGCGTCTCGATGGCGCAAGTGTTGCGCGGCCGCTACGTCGTCGAGAGCTTCGAGCCACAGAAGGACTGGAACGGCCCCTACTACGGTGCCGATTGGGGCTTCTCCGTCGACCCTACGACGCTGACGCGCTCCTGGATCAACGGCCGCACCCTCTACATCGAGCACGAGGCCTATGGTGTCGGCGTCGACCTCGACGACACCCCAGCCCTGTTCGACACGGTGCCGGACGCCCGCAAGCACACCATCCGAGCAGACTCGAGCCGGCCCGAGACCATTAGTCACATGCGCCGGCACGGCTACAGTCGCATCCTGGGCTGCTCCAAGGGCCCTGGGAGCGTCGAAGACGGCGTCGAGCACCTTCGGTCCTATGAGCGCATCGTCATTCATCCTAGGTGCGTCCACGCCGCCGAGGAGGCCCGTTTGTGGTCGTACAAGACGGACAAGCTGACGGGCGACGTCCTGCCGGTGCTACTCGACAAGCACGATCACATCTGGGACGCGGTGCGGTACGCCCTCGAGCCCATCATCAGGGCGGGCAAGCCGAGACCGAAGCAGCCAGCGCCCAAGGGTAAGCGGCACGACTACGATGGCGGCGGAGCGAAGCCGCCGGGATGGAGGGTGGCCTAGCCCGCCTTCTGCAGCCGCCCGCCGTTGAGTCGCCGCACGAGCTTGATGAGCGTCGCCACCTCGGCGCCCTCGACCGTGATGTCCTGCACCTTGCCGGTCTCCTTGTGCTTGCCGACCACGGTGTACTGGTCGCGCAGCGGATCGTAGTCGCCGCCACGGCCGACCACATACCCGGCGTCCTCACACAGCGAGTAGACGGCCAGCGCGATCTCGGCCTTGTTGGCGCTCAGGCAGCCGATGGGCGCGTGCTTCTCGAGGACGCCCTTCTTGCGGGCTGGCTTGCGCTCGGGCTTGCAGAGTCGTCGCTTGGTGAGTCCCATCACATCATCCCTCTGGGCGGCATCCCGCCCGGTTGCGGCCCGCCAGTCTTCGCGCCGGCCGAAGCCGCCGAGTTCATGGCCTGGGCTTTCTTGGCCTCGATGTCGGCCTGGGCGAGCGGCATGGTCGTCTGAGCGTCGGCCTGCGCCTGTGCCGCCTTGGCCTTGTTCAGCTCGGCCTGCGTCTCGGACACCGTGACCGCGGCTTTGGCGCCAGCCATCTGCAGCTGCTGCTGGGCCTGCTGGGCCTTCTGCTGCTCGGGGCCGGGGCCCTTGTCGAGTTCCTGCAAGATCTCGCGCTTGGCTCGCAGCTGCGACGCCTTGATGAGCGTCTTGACCAGCAGCGGCGCGAGGTCCGGGCGCGCCTGCACCACGGTCGGGAGCAGTTTGGAGATGGAATCGAACTCTTCCTCTTCGACCATCGCGGACTCGGGCGTGGTGCCGATCATGATGTCGACGCCCATCTTGGCCGCCTGGTTGAGCGTGACCTCTTCCTGCATCAGCGGGTGCTGCATCAGGGCGGCCTGCGTCAGCTTCTGCGGGTCGGGTGGCGACGGACCCTGCGGCGGACCTGGAGGCGCACCAGGCATCGGCGGACGGGCCATCTGCTGCGCCTGCTGCATCTGCGCCTGAACCTGGGCCTGCACATCACGCATGATGGGTGCCGCGAACTCCCCAGCAGCGCCCTCGAGCGCCTGGGGTAGCGGGGCACCCTTCTTCATCAAGTCTTGCAGCCGCTGGGCGCGGGTCATGCGCTGGTTAAGTGCCGTGAACCGGTGGCCCGTGAGCTCCTGGTCGTCGGTGACGCGCAACCACCACTCTTCGGTGCGGAACTGCACGATCCGCATCCAGTCGTGTTGCATCACCTCGAGATCGAAGCGGTACAGGTGGGAGAAGATGGGCGCCAGCTCCTTAGCCGCGGCCTTCTGACGGGCGATGAACGCTCGGCCGGAGGCGCTCTGCGGCAGGTCTGGCATTGTCGACGAGCTCGGTCCGATACCGTCGATGTCGGCCCGCGCCTGCTGCGCCAGCTGAATGTGTGGCCCCGCGAGCTCGGCGCCGTTGCGCAGTTGGATGCGTGCGCCATCGGGGCTGGCAAGCGTCCCGGGCTCGACCTCTGCGTACCCGTCTGCCTTGGCCAACTCGGTCTGGAACTTCTGCGGGTCAATGATGGCGTCGCGCTCGGCGATGACACCGTTGACGGAGAGCAGGTGCAGCGCCTTGCTGTCTCGCTTGTTGACCTCGTCCTGGGGCGAGATGAGCGCGCGGACGATGCCGTAGCGTCCGTTATCCTTGTTGCGGACGTAGCAGCTCATCATGATGAGCGGACACACGTTGCGCCGGCCGCGGTCGTCCATGTAGCCGGTCAGCTCGGGCTCTTTGAGCCACCCGCCCTTGGTGAAGCAGCCGCGGTACCAGTCCCGGCCGATGCGGAAGTACACCTCGCAGATCTTGACGCGCTTGCGCTTGCGGTCAGCCCACATGCGGGGCTTGTCGTCGGTCGTGTCGCTAAGGTCGGCGCTGTCGTTGACCGCCTGCTCGAGCATGTCCTGTGCGTCGGGATAGTCCTCGACGGCTTCGCTCAGGTCTTTCCAGAGTCCGACGCCCTTGTGTCGCGCGTCGCCGAAGTCGGGCCGGCTACTGTAGACGTCCCACCAGAGGCGGTTCCACGGGACCGGAGTCAGCGGCGCACAGGTCTCGGCGTCGGGATCGGAGTCGCCTTCGACGAGGACGCCGCCATACCCGGCGATCATCGCGTCCTTGAACGTGGCGGACCGGGCCCCGTCGAAGTCCTGGGCCTCCTCGGTCGCTCGCAGCGCGTCGGTCGCGGCCCGCGCGTCGTCCTCGTGCTGAGGCGTTTTGGGGCGAGCTACCGGATCAACGCCCTTCTCAGCCTCGTCGCCGAGGATGAAGTTGACCTTACGGGCAATACGGTTCTTGGTGAGGACCGGTTGCCCGCGGCGGTGTAGCTCTTCGATCTCCTCTTGGAGCCACTGGTCGTTGTCGTAGTAGTCATAGTCGCGGGCAGAGAGGACGCGGTCGTTGCGCGTCTTCTCCTCCCACGCGTCGTACCACTCGACGCATTCGGTGTGCGTCGGCAACGTGACCTTGTCGGCCTTCTTGGGTTCCGACTCGGCGGCGGGCTCTTCTGGCGCCGCGTATGCCACTGGTTAGAGGCCGTTCGGGACGGTCGAGTACCAGACATGCACGTCTACGGGGCTATCTCCGTTGATCGACTCGCCGGTCGCCTGGGTCAGGACGATGCCGCGGTTATCCAGGCGCGTTAGCCCTGTGGTCGCGTTTGCGGCCGAGGGCAGCAGCTCTTTCTGCGTATCGGCCGTCTGCGCCAGGAACGAGGCGAGGGTCAGGGTGCCCGTCAGCGGCGTGCCCGTGCTCTCGTATAGTCCCAAGATACCGTTATTCGCGTAAGGTACTGAGACATAGTTGAGCACGAGCATTGCGCGGTGAATGATGTGCGTGTAGCCGGCCTGCGCGGCCACGATCGTCTTTGGGGTACCGTAGATCGCCAGTAACTCGGGGCTCGAGACAGGGACCTTTACGTACCTGACCAGCGTCGGATCGAGGTTCGCGGCGAGCGCCAGGCCCCACGACGGAATAGAGCCGTCGCTCTTGAGGATCTGGTTGGCCGACCCCTTGCCGAGCCGGGTCAGCGCCGTGGCGCTCGACTTGTAGAGCAGGTCACCTGCGGCGTCAGAGCCGACCGTGACGTCGGTCACCGTCAGGGCACCAGTGCTGGCCAGCGAGGCGTCGCCGCTGACTGCGACGGACGCAATGTCGGTACCGTCCCCCACCAGCACCTGGCCGCTAGCCTTCGCTGCGTGCCTCTCCCAAGCACTCGCGCCGCGCCGCAGGATGTCGCCGCGTGCCTCGCTGGCGATCTCGAGGTCAGCCGAGCTGCCATCCGTCGTGTGCACCGACAAGATCGAGTCATCTTTGACGATAACGATCGTGTTGTTGACGATGTCGAGGTAGATGCCGTCCGACCGGCCCGGGTAGGCGGGCTTCGTCAGGCGTCGGTACTGGTCGGGGTTGAGTTGCGCCACGCTGGCCTCCTGTTCGATATGGGCAGTGAGGAGGGCGCTTACAGCTGGTAGCCGACTTCCCAGAGGGACAAGATCAACTCGTCAGGGGTCGAGGTGGCGTGCAGGTAGTGCACGAACGGGATGACCGGCAGGCCATCGGCGAGTGAGTAGGCCGCGGTGACGGTGGGCGCCGCTCCACCGACCGTGTAGGTGACCGCGCCAGCGTCGGACACGTAGACACAAACCTTCTTCGTGGCGTCGTCGGCCCAACCGTCCGTGGTGTCCGTGGTTACGGTCCCGGCGCCGCCGAGAATGGTCTCGATCTGGATGTCGCCCGAGGCGCCCACGAGACCGATACTGGCGAGGTCGGTGTAGTCGTCGAACGCAGCCAAGAAGGGCTCGGCCTCGCGGAACCCGATGTGCAGGTCATCGGTGCCACTGACGTCATCGACGAACAGGGTGGCGCAGAAGTAGAACGCCGGGTCGTCGCCGACGATGAACGGTCGACCGCTGGCGCCGAGGACACCGCCCGCGACTTCGAGGCCGTCGTTGTCGACGACGTCCGATGAGATGTCGAGGCCGCTGGCGTCCATGTCCAGCGTCAGCGTCGCGGTGACCGCCGGAAACCAGGCGAGCTTCACGCCGCTGCCGAAGGTCGCGATGCACGGGACCGTGGTGGAGTTGGCCGCACACGTGGCGCCGCCCCCAGAGTCGAGCTGGCTGATGCCCTTGCCGTCGCCGTAACCGAAGGTCTCGCGGTAGCCGACACCGATGGGCTGGCCGGGCTGGCCGTTCTCGATCGAGTAGGGCGCCTTGGTGGTCGCCTCCTGAAACACGCCGTCGCTGCGCCCGTAGACGTGGCCGGTCTTACCGGCGGCGCGGAACTCGTCCTGGTCAACCTGGGTGTTGGCGGCCGAGGCCGGGACGGAAGCGAGCGCGATGAGCGCCAGCGAGAAGCAGCGGAAAGCGTGACGCATCAGGGCTCCTTTGTGTGTCTTGCAATCTGGACATGTCTCATGTACCATACACTACGTTGCACTACAATACGTGACGTGTTGTGGAGCCGCTCCAGTCGAGACGGCTGGGCGATGGAGAGCACCCCGATGGCGTTGAAATCGATGGACGACATCCTCAGCGACGAGCCGATGGCCGACAGGTTGCCGGAAGGGCCGGAGTCCGACTCCGAGCCGACCGAGCCAGCCGTCAAGACCGAGAGCGCGAAGGCGCCAGCGGTCGAGTCGAAGCCCGCGGAGAAGCCTGCCGAGAGGGCTGGCGACGACGACGAGGACGCTGCTCCTGAGATCCCGGACGACGTCGAGAAGCTCAAGCGCTTGGTCACCGCGTTTCACGGCGACAAGCGGAAGCACAAGAAGAAGGCGCAGGAGCTCCGTGAGGAGCTGGCGAAGCTACAGGGCCAGATGTCGGCGATGCGGCAGCCGCCGCAGGCGCAGGCACAGCAACCCAAGGCTCCGACCGAAGAAGAGCGCGAGGCTGCCTACTGGAAGGACCCGATCGGGTTCGTCCGGCAGGAGCGCGAGGCGATGCGGCAAGAGTTGGTCATGCAGAAGCTGCAGACCAGCGAAGCGTACGCCAGGCGCACCCATCCCGATTTCAGCGAGAAGCTAGCGGCCTTCCAGAAGGCGACCGCAGGGCACCATGCAATCGCAGAGTTTGTGCGAAACCATGCCGACCCGGCGGAGTACGTCTACCAGACGGGCGCGAAGATCCTCCTGGACCAGGAGATGGGTAGCGATCCGGTCGCTTGGCGTGAAGCCGAGAAGGCGAAGATCCGAGCCGAGCTCGAGGCCGAACGCGGCAACGCTCCTGCCCCAAAACCATCCCCCACCAAATCAATCGCTGGCAGCCGCGGAAGCGGCGCAGGCGTCACGCAGGCGTGGTCCGGCCCGAGGTCGCTCGACGACATCCTGGCCTAACCGCGCCGGCCCGGAGCCGGTCTCATGTCCGATACTACCGTCAACAGCGCAAATCGCGTCCAGCAGTGGGCCGACAGCGAGTTTTACTCGTACGTCCGCGGCAACCTGTTCAAGCCCTATATGGGCAAGGGCGAGAACTCGATCATCCAGGTCAAGGAAGAGCTGACCAAGGAGTCGGGCGACCGCATCACCTTCTCACTCGTCACCAAGCTGACCGGCGATGGCGTCACCGATGACGCGACGCTCGAGGGCAACGAGGAGGCGCTCGGCAACTACGGGCACCTCGTCACCGTGCACCAGCAGCGTCACGGCGTCGTGGTCGGAGCGCACGAGAAGATCAAGACCAAGATCGACCTGCTCAGCGCGGCCAAGATCATGCTGCGCCTCTGGAACATGGAGAAGCTGCGCGACTTGTTCATCGCTCGCCTGCTCTCCCCCGTGACGGACGGTCTCACGACCTACGCCGCTGCGACCGAGGCGCAGAAGGACGCGTGGGAGACGGCCAACAACCCGACCGACGCAAACCAGCGCATCCTGTTCGGCGCGGCCAAGGTGTCTTCGACGCTCGATCACTCGGCCGGTCTGGCAGAGATCGACGGCACCTCCGACGACGCACACCAGGACATCGTCCGCATGGTCAAGCGAATGGCGCAGTCGTGCGACCCGGCGATCCGTCCGGTGGTTGCATCGAGCGGCTCGGAGGCTGGCCAGGAGCGATTCGTCCTCTTCATGGGCTCGATCCCGTTCCGTGACTTGGAAGCCAACTTCGAGACCGTCCGGTCCAACGCCGACGTTCGCGGCGATGAGAACGGCATCTTCCGGGGTGGCGACCTCAAGATCGGCAACGTCATCGTCCACGAGATCCCCGAGCTCGACCGGTTCAACACCGCCGGTGGCTCGACCCTCGACGACGTGGGCAACAGCGCCACGACCGACGTGCAAGCGACCTTCCTGTGTGGCGCCCAGACGCTGCTCCTGGCCTGGGCGCAGCGCATGGAAGCCAAGACGGATGAATTCGACTACCAGAACAAGCGCGGCGTGGCCGTGACCGAGATCCGAGGCTGCGAGAAGGCTACCTACAACAGCTTCCAGCACGGTCTCGTCACCTCGTACGTCTCGGCGGTCGGCGACTAAACCCTGCGCCTGTGGCCGGTGCGGTTGATCCCCGCGCCGCGCCGGCCCTAGCGCTCCAAAAGAGGTTCCAGCATGGATAACCGCAAGTCTCGTCAGGCCAAGCTGAAGCAGGGCCCCGGCACCTTCAAATACCTCGGCGGCGCCTTCGACACCGAGAGCACGCCCACCATCCTCAAGACGTCGAAGAAGGCACCCGCCATCGGCGATGACGGCATGCCGCTGTATGACCGCGCCAGCCGCGCCGTGATGGTACCCGCCGGGGCGCCGGTCCGCGACGAGAGGGGTAACCCGGTGCTCGGCGGGCCGCCCAAGATCAAGAAGGTCGAGCTCAAGACCTGCGTCGTCAGGCGCAAGGAGTTCCCGCTGGGCAAGCCCGTCGAGGTCACTGACGAGTCGTTGGCGCTCAAGCTGCGCGGCCTGAAGACCTTCGAGGAGGTCGGAGCCAAGCAGAAGGGACGCAAGAGCGAGGGCAGCGGTGACGGCGATGGCGATGCCCCCGCGACCACCCCCGCGACCTGAGCAGCAACCCCCAACGTAGCGGAGGCGAGCCATGGCAGACATAGCGAAGGCCGACCTACGCAACCGGGTGCTCATGCATCTTGGCGTTCTCGCGGCTGGCGAGGCGCCTGCGGATGACGACGCCACGCTGGTGGAGGAGGCGATCGACGCCGCCCACTCGCGCCTGCGCAAGTTCGGGCTGGTGCCGTTCGCCACGTCGGCGGTCCCTGATTGGGCGCAGATTGCGCTGCGGAACATCGTGGCGGCTGATGTAGCGACGACGTTCGGCAAGACCGGGCAACAGCTGATGGAGTTCAAGCAGGCTGCGGCCGCTGGCGGGCTCGACCTGGCGCGTCAGGTGGCTGGCTACCGGCACAACGTTCCGATCAAGGGCGTCTACTTCTGATGGCGCCGTGGGTGGACATACCGCTGGCGACGCAGGAGGGGCAGGAGCGCTCGTCATACGCCTCGGACTGCGAGCTGCAGAACCTGATCGTGCGCCCACTGCCGCCCCGGTCGCGCTCGCCGTTCGCCATCACGAGCGATCCCGCGGTGAGCTTCCAGAACAGCGCCCTGGGTGGCTCAATCCGAGGCGCATGCGTGCATGACGGCGCCTTGTGGTTCGTGTCCGGAACGACCGTCTACCACTACACGCCAGGCGGGTCGACGACGGCGGTTGCGGTCGGCTCGATGCCAAGCTCTGGCCTTGTGCGAATGGCCAGCGCCGGGACCCACGTGGTGATGGTGGACGGCACCAACGCACGGGCGGCGACGACGGCCGAGGTGTTTGCCTGTTCGCGCGGCAACTTCTCGGACGTGACCTACCAAGACGGCTACACCATCTACGCCGAAACCGGCTCACAGTCGGTGTACGTCAGCGACCTCGACGACCCGACGACCATCGGCGCCCTGAACTTCACCACCGCCGACGCCCAGCCCGGCGATGTGCGTGGCGTCTTCTCGCTGAACCGCGAGCTCGTCGTCTTCAAGGAAACGACCACCGAGTTCTACTACAACGACGGCAGCGCCGGTTTCCCGTTCTCTCGGTCAAACCCAGGCCTTATCGAGATCGGGCTCGGGCGAACCAACGGCAGTTCGCCAGGACCGCGGAGCTTCGCGCAGTTCGGCGACCGGCTGTACTGGATCGGCCAGGACAAGAAGGCCTACTTCCTGGCCGGCTACAGGCCCAACAGGATCTCGACGCCATGGGTCGAGAAGCTCCTGGCCGAAGAGACCCTGTTTTACGGCAGCGCCTACACGATGGATGGGCGGGCCTACTACATGGTGACGCTGCAGGACCGGACCGGACACCTGCTGTACGACATCGAGGCCGGGATCTGGTCAGCCGGCCAGATCCCTAGCCTGTCCGGCGCGTCGACAATCGAGTCGTCTCGCCTCCAGGGCTTCAGCGTCGACAGCCCAGACGCCTATTGCACTGTCAAGCAAGACGTGGACGCCTGGATCGCAAAGCTCGATCCCACGGTCTTTCAGGACGGCAAACAAGGCGGCTCGCCGGCACCAACGAACGTCACCCGCACTCTCACGCTGCCGGCCGTCTCCTACGGCGGTCAGCGCGCGTTCATGTCCGAGCTGTATCTCGACATGGAGAAGGCGACCACCGGCGGCACGCTCAGCCTGCAATGGAGCGACGACGGGGGGGTCACCTACACGTCGGCCAAGGCAGGCACGGCGACCAATGAGCGCGTGCGCTGGAGCCGTCTCGGCTCGTTCCGCCAGCGGATCCTGCGCTTCACCTTCGAGATCAACAACCGCGTCGCCATCATGGGCTGCCGGGCCCGCATCGAGGTAGGCGAATGACGGCGCCTCTGTCGCAGGGCGCCGGTGTCGCCAACCAGAGCGGCGCCATCTCGCGCGAGCTTCACCGCTGGCTGCAGGCGGTCGTGCAGTCAGTCGCGGCGCCGTTCCGCGGAAGGCAGGCGACGGGGCCTGTCTACATCCAGGCCGGATCGTTCGGCGTCCAGGCCAAGAGGCTCACCCTTAGTGGCACGCAGCGGGCAACGATCGATGGCGACTCGAGGCTGGTGATCTGTGGCTGACATGGATCGATTCCTCGGTCACGTAATTGCCGCCCAGGGCGGCTGCTGGGTGTGGACCGCCCACCGCCTGCCTGCCGGGTACGGTGTTTTTTCGGTAGGCAGCCGTTCTGACGGAACACGCAAAAACGTCAAGGCCCACCGCTTCTCTTACGAGTCGATGATCGGACCTGTGCCGCCCGGTCTTGTTCTCGACCATCTTTGCCGAAATCGCGCATGCGTGAACCCGCGGCATCTTGAGCCTGTTACGACGAAAGAAAATATCCGCAGAGGAGAGCGGGCCACCAAGACGCGTTGCCTGCGCGGTCATCTTTTGGCTGGCGACAATCTCCTGCCGTACGCAAAAGCCCTCGGATGGAGGGCTTGCCGGCGCTGCAAGCAGATGAAGTCACGGGAGGGCTACCATGGCCGATCTCTACCTCTCTGAACAGAGCGCGCCGTCGACCCCGGCGAGTGGCAACCTGATCCTGTACCCAGATTCCACGGCATCGCGGTACTTTGCGAAAGACGACGCAGGCCGCGTCAGTGGCTCATCCCACAACGCGTCCATCACGACGCAGGGCGCCGGGTTCGCAACTGACACCTACGTCGCCGACTCGGACATCTTGATCCCGTCGTTTGGCGTGCAAGTCAGGACGGCTTTTCGCTGGACGATGGTGGCCAGCAAGACAGCGGCCGGCGTGGCGACCCCCGTCTATAGTTTTCGTATCGGCTCGGCCCGGACCACGGCCGACACCGCGCGCCTACAGATCACCGGCCCTGCGCAGACCGCGGCGATCGACTTCGGCACCTTCCACGTGATGCTGATCGTCCAGTCCGTAGGCGCGGCCGGCGTCATCCGTGGTGTCACGCAGTGGAAGCACGACGGCGCAGCGGTCGGGTTTGCCAACAACGACTCTGGCTTCCAGGACGGCACATCCGCCGGCTTCGACAACTCGGCGCTTGGCGGCCAGTACATCGGCCTTTCGATTGACGGTGGCGCCTCGGCCGCGTGGACCCTTCGCCAGGTTATCGCGGAGGCCCTGTGGTGATGCTCGTCCGCCGCACTCGCGCAGCCACCGCTTCACCAAGAAAGGTCTACTGATATGGGCTTGGCCGACTGGATTACGTGGGGGGCAAAGAAAGGCGTCAATGCGGCCGGCGGTGACTTCGACACGTCCAGCCTGCCGGACACGCTGACCGACATCCTGACTGGTGGCGCCGTCTCGCAGAAGAAGGCAGCTGAGGACGCCCAGGCCCAACAGAACGCGCTCATCGAGCAGCAGATGGCCAACCAGCAGGCCGCCTCGCAGCAGGCGATCGGCTACCTCGACGCCGGGTACAACTCCGCGCAGGACTACGCCTCCTACGGCGGTCAGGGCGCTCTCGACACGCTCAACCAGGGGTTCGCCCAGGGCGCGGACACGCTCGCGCAGTACGGGCAGCAATCCACCGACGCGCTCGGGACTGGCTATAGCGATGCGCAGGCGGCGCTAGGCGCCGGCACCGCTGACGCCGGCTCTACGCTGGCGCCAGCCATGGGGCTACAGAGCAATGGCCAGGCCCTCAGCGACATGCTGGCTACGGGGCCCTACAACAACTTCACCCAGGACCCGGGCTACCAGTTCCGGCTCCAACAGGGCCAGGGCGCCATCCAACACGCGGCATCGGCGGCCGGCGGACGGCACGGCGGCGACACGCTGAAAGCACTGAGCGAGTACAACCAGAACTTCGCCAGCAACGAGTTCAATAACTACGTAGGCCGCCAGCAGGACACGATGGGGCGCATGTACGGCCTCGCCGGCATGGGAAACCAGGCGGCTGGTCAGTTTGCCGGCATGCAGTACGGGGCCGGGCAGGCTGGCGCCGACATGGGGATGCAGTACGGGAGCAACCTCGGGAGCATGTACGGCACGCAAGGCGCGCAGATGGCCGACATGCAGACCGGTGGAGCTCAGGCGGCTGCCGGTCAGCAGAACACGAACTGGCAGTCCATGGCCGACCTACAGACCGGTCAAGCCGCGGCGATGGCCAACGCGGCCACCGGCGGAGCGGCGGCACAATCGAATCTCGCAGGCCAAATGCAGTTCGGAGCCGGCGTGCCGTACGCGGGCGCGGGTGCTGCCGCCATGCAGCAGGCCTTGATCATGGGCGCGGCGTACGGCTTCGGCGGCGGAGGCGCGGCTGCTGCTGCCCCGTCCGG